TTAGTATGATAAAACTTTCCTTATCCAATCATCTGAAGAAAATTTTAGACTCGTGCTTGGAAATAAATCGTATGCTTTTTTAACAGCTTTAATAAAGTCTTCTTTCGTTTTGAACGACTTATCTGGATGCTTGTGGAAAGCAGTCGGTCTCATTGCATAAGGCTGGTTTCTTTTTACCTGAATACCTATGGGGTATTTAGTTGAAGGCGCTGTTATTTCCCAAATTTTTTTAAGAAAAACTTTTTCTACTTTAAAGCCTTCAGAAAAGCCATCATTCATCGGCTTATATCCTAAGATGAAATAATATGCATCAAGTTTACTTGGGCTCTCATAGGTGCTTGCTATAAAGCTTTGAAAATTCGCTATATCAAATGCTGGATTATTGTTGTAGTTCCAAGCTTTTACTTCAACATCATAGTTGCTGTTGTCAAACACAGCTACAAAATCTGGAAACTCTTGTGTGTGCTCTCCTGGAACAATATTTACGCCTAGATACTGAAACCAATTAGGCAACCATTCTTGTAAACAGTTACCTATAACGTCATTCCCAGAGTATACATGACTTCTATTGGCAAAATTAATAGTGATTGTCCCATTTTGCCCTTCGAGTTTTTCCTTAGTGATGTTAAATAGTTCATTAATATTATTTATATTCATAAGATGCCTCCTTATTCTTCTACGTTTTCCATGATATCTTCCAGTTTACAGTCCAATGCTTCGCAAATTTTGATGAGAACTTCAGTGGTGACGGTTTCACCTTTGCCAAGTTTTGCAATTGTCGATGAGCTGATTTTTGCAGAATTTTGCAAATCAGCTCTGTTCATGTTTTTATCTATTAGTAGTTTCCATAGTCGGTTATAGCTTATTTTCATTTTTTGTTCCTTTCGTTTAGCTTTTATTCATCATCATTTCGTAGTGTTGACTTTGGTTCATAAGAGTAAAAATCTTTTTAAATGTTTCTTTCGTCTGTGAAACGTCCACGCAGTTATCTACGTAGTTGATTCCGTCAGTTATGCCAAGCGATGATTTCGTTTGTATGTAGGACAGCATTGAGGATGCCAACTGATATGCCGAATAGTCGTTATTATCATTTTTGTCTGTACAAATAAACTTCTCTTTGTTTTGTTTAAGAATTACATCTCTTAGTGTTGTTCCGTCATAACCACACAGCTGAAGGAAGTAATATTCTAATATTCTTCTTATGACATTTATAAGAGGAATCGGTGCTTCTAGTATTTTATACTCTTCCCATAGCGCTGTATAGGAGTTTTGTACCGGGTTATAGTTCATCATCTCCGATGGAATCTCAGGGTTTTGTTTCTCGCAAAGACGAACTGACGATTTGTTGTCATTTTTGTATACTAGATAGAAGTTAACAAATTGGTAGTCTTTCACTCTGTCGTAGGTTATTTCCTGATGGAAATAAGTGTTATGAGTAAGTATGAATAGTTGTTTTATATATCTGTCTTTTACATAGGCGTCAGTGGGTTGAACGTTGTTTTCGCAGACACATATCATTTCGCGGATTAAAGCACTGACTATAAATAAGGTACCGCTGTCCATACTGGAAACCGGATCGTCAATAATTACAATCTTGTTAGGGTTTTTTTCTTCCGGAGTGGCACTGCCTTTAATTTGATGGTAGAAGTAGAGAAAGGCTATGAAGTTTTTTTCACCTTCACTGAGGTTTGAAGCTATAGAGCCGTCATTGCGAATAACTTCGTAGACGTTAGGGGTGTTTACTTTTTCTTGTAGATAGAATCCTTGGAACCCCGAATCTTTTAACAAGCGGTTGATGCTTTCAATAGAATCCCTTGTATTTACAGTATTTTTAAGCAGGATAGCAATCTTTCGTTCTATGTCTTCAATTTGTAAAGCGTTATTTTGATATTGTTGACAAGCATTTTTCAATTCTTTGTTAAGTGTGGCAATGCTCGTGTTATAGGATTTTATCTCGTCTTTCAGTTGATAAGATATCAATTCCCAGACCTGTTTTTTGCATTCGTTCTGTTTAGCGGGTTTTGTTGAAACAATAGTATTATGTTCTGCTATAGACTGATTAAAATTAGTGATCATCTTTGCCAAATCATCTAACAGAGGCTTAGTTGGTTCTAGCTGATATGCAATTCCATAGTCTTGCTGTTTTTTTGCAATAAGCTCCAGATTAGAAGCGATAACACCTTTTAATGCACTTAGCTTATCTTTATATAGGGCTATTTCAGCATCAGAAATATTTGATTCAGGTATTTTTGATATTGGAACAAAGAGAGTGGTTGCCGAGTCGTTATACTCTGCTTGTAGGCTTGAGATTGCATGTGTTTCTTTCTCAAACTGTTCATCAAAACAAGCTTTTATATCATCTTCAAAACTAGCAGGTAGCTGTTGTTGGCAAAATGGACATTTTCCTTTAGATGCAATGTGGTAGCGTTCCATTCCTTGTTTTATCCAAGCTGTACTGTTCATAGCCTTGATAAAGTTGGAAAATGGGGTGTCAGAGCTACTGATAATCTTTTTTGCAATCAAATCGAGATTTGCAATGTTATCTAAAATCGCAGTATCATCGATAACTGTGAATTTTTGAAAGGCCACAGCATTCTTAGAATAGGCAGTATCATACAAACTTTTTAGTTTATTTAAATCATGATTCACAGAGCTACTATTTTTGAGTACTTCTTTTGTGAAAATGGTCTTTTTTAGTTTGCCTGTAACGGTTTGTTTGAAGTCATTGCGAATATTATAGGTTTTGGACCAGCAGGCTTCTTGAAAAGAAACTGCTACTTTTTGCAGCTCGGAAGTCTTATCGTTTTTTATGGTTAATAGGCTACTGTTTTCCTTTAACAAGTCTTCTTTTTGTTTGGTAAGTGTATTGATTTGATTTTGAATTTGAATGTTCTCTTCATTGAAGGTGAAAACACCCGGTAAGTTATCATAGTTAGCAAGATTAGCTTTGATATAATCAGCGTTATAAACATGTAATTTACAATCTTGTGTAGCTACATTGTTTGACCACGTAACACCGTTGCTGCTTTTTAAAGTTTCAGCAATGGTAGATTTTCCAGAGCCGTTATTTCCATAGAAGAAATTAATAAAAGTAGGGGTAATTGTTACAGGATTGAGTTTGTATGTAGCAGCATCAATACGTATAGATTGAATACTGGCCGGTATTTTTTTCATAAAGATACCTCCTAAAAAATAGAATTCTTAAAATCTATTTTTGCTTCTGTTAATTCTTCAATGAGATTGACAGGTTTAATAGCCCAATGCGTATGATTGAGTTCGGTTATAGCTAAATCCATGTTTTGGATACCTAAATCAAGAGCAATTTCACTAATCTTTTTTAGTGGGATTGTTTTTTTTTCCTCAAATTTGCATTTCAGAACAATATCGCATGAATCTTTTCTAATTTTTTCTATTATTCCAACGTACCCATATTGATCGTCTGAAGCTTTGCCATAATACCCTGTGGCTTCAGGTACTACAAGAATGGGGAATCGCTGAATCTCTTTAATTGCATCAAGGGATAAAGAGGCATACTTGTCTCGTAATTCATCTTCTGTGTAAAAGCCGTTTATAGCTCTTTTCTTATCTACTTTTACAAAAACACTGTCAATAATAGAACTGCCTACAACAAGATTATAGTAATCACATATTAAACCATCAGTAGGCATAGCTATTCCTTTATCTAGAGTATGGACTGGTGGGGAAGCTACAACAGTCATGTGCTCTACATTATTTATGTTGTAGAGTTTTTCAGCTTGTTGGTTTATTTCTCTTGTGGCAGCTAGTTTATTAGTGATGATTTTTTCTAATTTATTTCCCATACAGACACCTCTAATCTAAATGATCTACATGTTCTATGTTGTAGATTTTATCTGCATACTGATTGACAATTTTAGGGTTGTTAATAGTCTGGGTTATTTGTTTAGGTGCCTGTTTTTCCTCATTGCTTATATCATCAGCTTCAACGACAGGTATATCTGTCTCGGGGTTAAAAATTTCGCTATCTTCTTTCATGTCTGGAGTTTTACTACATTCAGTCGCTTTTTCTTCATTATAAACAGGTGTTTCAAATCTTGTAATCTCGATATTTTGAGTAATTGTTGTGCCTATATTCTCATTAATAAATTTCCATTTACTGTTGGTTGCAGATTGTTTATACCATGCTTCAAATGTTAATCTACCTAATTTATTATTTGTTTTGTTTATCAAAATATAATCCCATATGCTAACTAGAAAAAATTCCAAATTAATGTGAGTGACTGTTTGCAGTTGCTCCTTTTTTAGTTTGGTTTGGGAATTAATACTAAATTCTGCATCTGAGCTAATGGAGGTATCTTTAATAATTGTTTCTAATATCGCTTTAATTAACCATTGCATTTTACGTTCAGCGAGGAAATAATCGGTCAGGTTCTTCATTTGTTGATATATGTGAAAATCATTTGACATGACTCTATTGTGAAACGCTTTAATCGAAACCTCGTCGCCTTGAGGAGTGTATGAGGATTTATATGTTGTGCACCGCTTGTAATTACTGGTACTTGTTTTGACGGATTTATCATATTGAGAAACATCTTCGCCAGTTATAACTTTTAGCAGTGCTTTCATTAAATTTGAGTCGCTACACTCATCTTTATATCCGCTTGTTCTAGATCGGGCGGATTTTTTTATTTTGGTGGCTTCAACCATGAGATTAAATAAAATACCACCACTTAGATAAGGAATACTCACTGGAATGCTTTCTTTTGAAGTCATCTTAAAAAACCCCCTTTTTGAAAAAACTTAACTGTTTTCGTCCTTATTAACACCTTTTTCGATTGCGTTTAACTCTATTAACTATAGGCTAGAGATTGAAAGATACGAGGCATGAAAATCGTTAAAGACTTTTATACATATTCTACCAAAAAAGTTTTATTTTTAATAGGCAGAACTAAAGGAAAAAGAGGCGTATCGAAAGTCTTTTGATGCAAAAGCGTTCTTGTTCTTTTCAAACTTGAGGCATCAGCCTCAAATAGTCTACACGAATATGTCTCTTGATCAAAGACTGATTCGGTATTCGTGTAGAAAAACTAAATAAGTACAGCGGTCTTACCGAATAAGGCAGCTGCAAGTCAAGATGAAGGAATTCTTCATTCTAGCTTGTGGTGTTTTGTTATGCCTTATTTGAGCTGAATTTAAGAAATTCCTTCATCGGAAATCGAATGGAGGAATTTTTTTATGAGAATTCAAGTTCGCTACGAGAAGCACTTTATAACATTTGAACTGTCTGTAGATGAAATTAGAAATTGGCTTGATATCGCCTTTATTCCCGATGACACGGAAGAAAAATTTCGGGTAAGGGCACAAGCATTGGTGGACGAAAGGTATAATCGCCCGGAATACAACGTCATGCATAAACAGGAGCGACATAAAGGGTTTATTGAGCCCGTCAAGGATGAAAATGGTGAAGAAATAGGGGAATTTGAACTACGTATAAGAGATGTTAGGGATTCTTCTATATTCTTCAAAGATGAAATTGATAGGGAGAAAGCTGCAGGGTATGAGGCTGTAGAAGGGTTCGTTTATGCCGTTTTAAAGCCCGATGTAGCGGAGCTTTTTATGGACGTTGATATTAATTGTATTCCGATTAATGAAAAAGCCGCATCCATGATTAATCGCGATGAATTTGAAATGGAAGAGGAGTATCAAAAGGCGGTGGCACGGATGGCTAACAACATTACACAAAAACTTAAACGCGCTAAACAAAAATTGAAAAAAAATATTTCAAAGGCGTCAGATTACGGTATTTGCTACGGCTACCAAGTAGGAGGACAAAATTCCTCCAATAAAAATTAGGAGGTCAAATAGATGACTATTGAAGAAAGAATCGCCTACTTGGAGACGATGGATAAAGTAAGAGACCGGAAAATAAAAGAAATTCAAGTGGCAGTAGAAGAACTAAGTGGATGTGTGAACGGAGGTATTAATCATGAAAGCAATGATTCCAATGAATGATTACGGCATTATGGCTGATAAGAATAACACCGCCAGAGTGGATAGTAGGTTTATTGCGCAGTTTTTTGAAAAAAGACATTCTCATGTAATACGTGATATTCAATCAATCACTGAGCCCAAATCTGGGCTGAGTAAAGAATTCACTGAACTCAATTTTGAACTAAGTAGTTATAAGGATTCTACAGGAAGAAAACTTCCTTGCTACCTGCTTACTAGAGATGGCTTTACCATTTTGGCAATGGGGTATACTGGACCAAAAGCCATGAAGTTTAAAGAGCTTTATATTAAGAAGTTCAACGAAATGGAGGACTTCATAACAACGATTATTTCTGCTAGAGAAATGTTCCCAATTCTAACAGAAAATATTGCCTTAATTCATGATAATCCAAAGGCTTATCACTACAGCAATGAGTGCGACATGATCAACCGTCTTGTTTTGGGGATGTCTGCAAAACAAGTAAGAGAAATAAACGGTCTTGAGAAAGGGCAAAGCATACGTCCTTATCTAACATCAGGGCAAATGTATCTAATTGATCGTTTGCAGAAAATTGATGCAGGTCTTCTTATTTCAACACCGGATTTCCAAGCTAGAAAACGCCAGCTTGAATGGTATTTAACCAAGATAGATAAGGAGGCTAGAGATGAGTAAGTCTTATAAAAAGCATCTTGAAACAACCCCGAATTTTAAGCCTATAGTCTATATTTGCGCCCCCTATCGCGGGGAAAAGGAGAAAAATGTGCAACGCGCTGTCCGGTATGCCGATTATGCCTACCGGCACGGCGCAATCCCCATAACTCCACACCTTTTATTCCCGTTCATGGATGACAATAATCAAAAGCACCGTAAAGATGCGATGTTTATGGATATCGTTCTTTTGGGAAAATGCAATGAATTGTGGGTGTTCGGGGAAACAATTACGGAAGGTATGCGTGTGGAAATCGGGGTGGCCGAAAGACGTAGACAGCCGATTAAGTATTTTACGGATAAAGAGTTGGAGGCGATGGCAGATGCGTGATTTTGCGGTAGCTTACGGAAATAGCCGTCGGGCGAAAGAATGGGTGAATAAAACCATCCGTTACGAGGACTTAAAAGTACGGCTAAAGGTACCCGTTCGCACAACGGAGTCGGCGGAGGAGTATGCGAAAATGGGAAAAGCCGATCGTGAAGTTGCAAAGGACCATGGCGGTTTTGTTGCGGGAATTTTAGCGCACGGCAGGCGGAAAGTAGACAGCGTTGAATCCCGTTCCATGCTGGCCTTGGATGGGGATCATATTGCTAAAGATTTTATCGCCAAGTATGAAACGATTGCGCCGTATACCTCTTTCCTGTATACGACCCATAGTCATACGGCGGATAAACCGAGAGTCAGAATTGTGTTTCCGTTAACACGGGACGTAACACCGGAAGAATTTGTGGCGGTTTCCCGATATTTAGCAGCCATGCTGGGGATTGATCAATTTGACGAATGCTCGTACCTGCCGAATCAACTCATGTATTGGCCGTCTACGCCGCGAAACGGCATATTTGTCTACAAGGAAGTGGAAAAAGAGCCGCTTAATCCGGACGCTATCCTTGCAGCCCACCCGGAGTGGACGGATCCGACCCGACTTCCGACATCTTCCCGGGAAAGTAATGCCAATCGGGTACAACGGCGGAAAGTACAGGATCCGCTTACGAAAAAGGGCGCGGTAGGCCTGTTTAATCGTACGTTTTATCCGATAAACACCGCGTTAGAAAGGTTCCTGTCGGACGTGTATGAGCCGACAGATAATGCAAACCGCTGGCATTTGATATCCTCGCACAGTGTGGCGGGAGTGGAAGTTATTGAAGATAAATTCGTGTATTCCCATCACGCTAAAGATCCTGCATATCTTACCTTGTGTAATGCTTTTGATATTGTACGCAAGCATAAATTTATAGGTATGGAGGATAAAGAATCCTTTAAGAAAATGACCGAATTTGCCATGAGCCTTGACGAGGTAAAACGCAAGGCGGCAAACGAGCGTTTTGAGGAGGCGGAAACGGAGTTTACAGACGAGGAGGATTGGCAGAAACAACTGCGGTATACATCGAAGGGAGCGGTGTTGGAAAATTCGTTGTATAACGTAAAGCTTATCATACAAAACGATCCGCAGCTTAAAAGTATCGTCTTTAATCAACTGGCCGACGGTCTTGAAATTAAAGGCGATGTGCCATGGCGGCATACGGGGAAGTTTTGGCGGGATGCCGACGATGCGCAGTTGATTTGTTATGTAGATGACCATTACGGCACGTTCTCGCAACAGAACTACAATATTGCGATTACTAAAGTGACGGACGACAGAAGCTATCATCCGATCCGACGCTACTTTGAAAAGTTGCCTCCGTGGGACGGCATTAAACGGGTGGATACGCTTTTTATCGACTATCTCGGGGCGGAAGATAACGAATACATCCGCGCTGTCTGCAGGAAGACACTGTGCGCTGCGTATATGCGCGTTTACCATCCGGGGATTAAGTTTGATTACTTGCCGGTGTTTAACGGGGCGCAGGGAATCGGCAAATCTACGTTTATTGCCAAACTCGGTATGGATTGGTTTTCAGACAGCCTTACCTTGTCCGATATGAACGACAAGACGGCGGCGGAAAAGTTGCAGGGGTATTGGATACATGAAATCAGCGAATTGGCGGGTATGAAAAAAGCCGATATAGATAAAGTAAAAGCGTTTGTTTCACGAAGTGACGATAAGTATCGCGCGGCTTTCGGGAAACGGGTTATTCCCCATCCCAGACAATGCGTGTTTTTCGGTACTACGAACGAAGAAAACGGGTATTTAAGAGATATTACGGGTAACCGGCGGTTTTGGAATGTGTGGGTATCCGGAAACGGGAAATATAAGCCGTGGGAAATGACGGGAGAAATCGTAGATCAGATTTGGGCGGAAGCTATGGTTTTAGCCGAAGCGGGGGAAAAACTTCATCTTGATCCCGCGTTGGAAACGCTGGCACGGGAAGAACAGCGTGACGCCATGCAGCAGGACGACCGTGAAGGGCTTGTACGCGCATATCTGGATATGCTTTTACCGGATACGTGGGATAGTATGGATGTTTACAGGCGGCGAGATTATTTTCGTGATTGGGATGATCCCGCCCGTCCTAAAGGCACGGTTAGACGTACGGAAGTATCCAATATTGAAATATGGTGCGAGTGTTTCGGTAAGGCGAAAGAGGATATTAAACCGTCGGACAGTTATGCCATATCGGCGATTATGAAACGGGTGAAAGAGTGGGAGAAAACCGGAAAACGGGGGTATACCGGACCATATGGGCAACAACGCCTATACACTCGGAAATAGCGGATAACTTCCCTCGGGACAAGTGCCTACAAAGGGTGGTACTTGCCATATAGTTGTCCCGGATGTCACAGGTGGTCCGTTCGTTTTGTGGAGAAATAACGGGAGTTGGACACATTCGGACAGACAACTTATGAAATACTATATTAGACTAAATAGTTATTTACTATATCAAGCGTGCGCGTAACGCGTATATCCGCGCGTATAGGAATTTTTGGCACTTGTCCGTCATTGTCACAGAGAAGATGTCAATATGGTGTGTAAAAAAAGAACGATATACCGAGAACCGGTGCGGATAAAAAGCATATGGAAACGGTAAAAGAGGCGGGTGATAGGGTTTTGAGAGAAAAAGAAACGGAAAGAAAATTGGTTTGCGCCGTTAAATCTATGGGAGGTATGGCTGTAAAGCTTGTAAGCCCTTCCGTTGACGGACTGCCGGACAGGCTTATTCTTTTACCGGGAGGTAAGGCGGGGTTCGTGGAGCTTAAAGCGAAAGGCAAAAAGCCGAGAGCCTTGCAGGTAAAACGCATGAACGATTTACGGGCATTAGGGTTTACCGTTTTTGTAGTGGATGATAAAGAGCGGATTGGAGGTGTGTTACATGCAATACAAACCACATGAGTATCAAAAATATGCGACCGATTTTATTATTGCCCATCCCGTTTCGGCCATTTTGTTGGAGATGGGGTTAGGTAAGAGTGTCATTACCCTTACCGCTATACACAAACTGATGCTGGATTCCTTTGAGGTTTCCCGTACACTCGTTATTGCCCCGCTTAGGGTGGCAAGTACCACATGGCCCGAAGAAATACGGAAATGGGAACATTTAAAGCATTTAACCTATTCGGTAGTAACCGGCGGAGAGAAGAAACGATTACAAGCTTTACGGACGCCGGCGCATATCTACATCATTAATCGGGAGAATGTGGATTGGTTGGTTACGAAAAGCGGGGTGCCGTTTCACTTTGATATGGTCGTAATAGATGAACTGTCCGGTTTTAAATCCTATCAGGCGAAACGGAGTAAAGCCCTTTTAAAAGTACGACCGAAAGTAAAACGGGTGGTGGGGCTTACGGGCACGCCGTCTTCCAACGGTCTGATGGATTTATGGGCGGAATTCAGAATCCTCGATTTAGGAGAGCGGTTGGGCAGGTATATTACGCAGTATAGAAACACCTACTTTCTTCCGGATAAACGCAATCAGCAGATGATATTTTCCTATAAGCCGAAAGCGGGAGCGGAGGAGAAGATTTATAAAAAGATTGGCGATATTACGATTGCCATGAAAGCCACGGATTATCTACCTATGCCCGACCGTATTATAAATAAAATTAACATACCCTTGTCGGCTACGGAGCAAAAGCGGTATGATACCTTAAAGAGGGAGATGGCGGTGTCGGTGAAGGGGAAAGAAATAGATGCCGTTAATGCGGCGTCTCTGTCCAATAAACTCCTGCAAATGGCAAGCGGTGCGGTATACGATGACGAAAAACGGATGATCCCCATTCATGACAGAAAGCTGGATGCTTTGGAAGAGGTCATCGAAGGAGCGAACGGTAAACCGGTACTGGTGGCATATTGGTATAAGCATGATTTGGAACGGATTAAGAAACGCTTTACGGTACAGGAGATTAAAACAAAAGAAGATATTGCCGACTGGAATGAAAGAAAAATACCGGTCGCCGTTATTCATCCGGCAGCCGCCGGCCACGGGTTAAACCTTCAAAGCGGCGGGTGTACATTGGTTTGGTTTTCGCTTACGTGGTCCTTGGAGTTGTACGAGCAAACCAACGCAAGGTTATATCGGCAAGGACAGAAAGAAACCGTAGTTATTCATCACCTGTTGGCTAAAGGCACGATTGATGAAGACGTCATGAACGCCTTGGCCCATAAGAATAAGACACAGGCGGCATTGATAGATGCCGTTAAAGCGAATCTAACCATATCTTAAAAATCGGTATAGGAGGAACGGAATGAGCGTAAAAGAATATTTGCAGCAAGCCTTTTATGTCGATAAAAGGATTACAGGGAAGTTGGAGCAACTGGATCGATTAAATGCGTTGGCGACCAAAGCGACATCGACGTTGTCGGATATGCCGAAGAGTCCCGGCGGTACAACGTCCGGGTTGGAAGCTACGGTAGTAAAGATTGTTGCCCTGCAAGAGGAAATCAATCGGGACATTGATGCCCTCGTTGATTTAAAGCGGGATATTGCAAGAGAGATTTTTTCCTTGAGTAATAAAGAAGCACAGACCATTCTTGAAAAAAGATACCTTTGCTTTGAAACGTGGGAGAAGATAGCCGTCGACATGAATCGTTCCATTCAGTATTGCTTTATGGTACATAGGAAGGCGTTAAAAAAGATTAAAGCGGGTCAACGGGTATAGTCGGCACGAAAGAAGTATACGTAAAAAGCCTTGAAGAAATTGTCCTTCAAGGCTTTTACAGAATAATTACGTATTAAAATTCGTTAAAATGTATATAGTAATCTGTAGTAAAATGTATAGAATTATAGTTCCCGTCTGTGGTACAGTTAGGATAGAACGAGCGTAAGAAAAAGAGAGAGCGACTGAAAAGCAAATGACCGCTCTATTAAAGCGGCCATTCACTATTATGAAATATGTAAAACAAAAAATAAAGAGCTATCTGTTATCAGTATAACGAAGATTTTATCGGTATGTCAATAGGGACATAAAAAGATAGCTGTGCGTTAAAATCTGCGTTGTTATCTGCTTGAACGGGTGTGTATTAAAATTCGTTAAAATGTATATAGTAATCTGTAGTAAAATGTATAGAATTATAGTTTCCGTCTGTGGTACTGTTAGGATGGAAAGGATGTAAGAAAGAGGATTGGGGTGATGCGATGCCGAGAAAGCCGAAACAACCGTGTGCCTATCCGGGTTGTCCGCGATTGTCGGAACGAAGATATTGTGAAGAGCACCGTAAAAAAGTAGCGAGCGTGTATGACAGATATACGAGAGATCCGGTGATACGGAGAAAATATAACGGGCAGTGGCAACGGATCCGAAAACGGTATGTAAGCGTGCACCCGTTTTGTGAACGGTGTTTGGCACAGGGGAAGCTTACTCCCGTTGCGGAAGTACATCACATCTTACCGCTTACTCGGGGCGGAACGCATGAGGAAGTAAATTTAATGAGTTTATGCAGATCCTGTCACATGATCCTTCATAGTCAGTTGGGGGATCGAAATGGAAAGTCGCATTGACCCCGGAGGGGGGGGAGTGTTATCTCTACAGGGGTAACAATTCCAAGCCGAGGCGGGGTCACACGCGCAAAAAAAGCGTAATCAAAGGGGGTATTTAGGGCATGCCGAGCAAATCGAATAACATCGGCGGGCGAGGCGGCAGACGAATCGGAGCGGGAAGAAAGAAAAAAGCCGTTATGGAAAAAGCAAAGGAAGGAAATCCGGGCGGGAGAAAATTAAGTATCCTGGATATACCGGAAATGGAAGGAACGGAGATGCCGCAGCCGCATGAGTTTCTGTCGTCTACACAAAAAGACGGAACGCAGCTGCAAGCTAAGGACATTTTTACGGAAACCTGGCAGTGGCTGCAAACGATAGGGGTCAGTGCAAAAGTACCTGTACCGCTTATTGAACGGTATGCCATGAGCAGTGCCCGCTGGATTCAGTGTGAAGAAGTTACCAGCAAGCTGGGATTTTTATCTCGTCATCCGACTACGGGAAAACCGATCCCGTCGCCATTTATTAATATCGGAATTAACTATATGAATCAAGCCGTGAGACTGTGGAATGAAATTTTTCAAATTGTAAAAGAAAATTGTACCACCGAATTTGACGGTGCGGCACCTCAAAACGACTTGATGGAACGATTGCTTGTCGCACGAAAGAAAATGTAAAAAGAGAACGGTTGTATTGCAATAGCAAGGGACACTGTCAGTAAAAGAAATGACGGGGTCTTTTTTTTATGGGAGAAGTGTGGGATATGAAAAATCAGTTGTTACAATATGAATTGCGGGATATAGAGGAGATCATTCCCTACGTCAATAATTCCAGAACGCATTCGGAAGAACAAATAAAAAAAGTAATGGCATCCATTAAGGAGTTCGGGTTTTTAAATCCGATTCTTATTTCGGAAGATAACGTGGTAACGGCGGGGCATTGTCGTTTGGTTGCGGCTCAGCGGCTGGGGTTTAAGAAGGTGCCCTGTATTAAAGAAAACTATTTAACGGAGGCGCAACGAAGAGCGTATGTCATTGCGGATAATAAGTTGGCGCTTGATGCCGGTTGGGATCGGGATTTGCTGAAAATTGAGTTGGAAGAATTGGAAGGCGCCGATTTTAATCTGTCGCTGTTAGGCTTTGAGGACGACGAGCTTGCAGACCTTTTTGAAGGGGATAAAGAGGTAAAAGAAGATAACTTTGATGTAGAGAAAGAATTACAACAGCCGACTATAAGTAAGGCGGGGGATATATGGCGGTTAGGTCGCCATCGTCTTATTTGCGGAGATGCGACGAAAGAAGAAACCTATCGGGCGTTGTTGGAAGATAAAAAAGTGAATCTGGTTCTTACCGATCCGCCGTATAATGTGAATTACGAAGGGGCGGCGGGTAAGATTAAAAATGATCATTTGGAAGAGGGTGCCTTTTTTCAATTTTTGTTACAGGCCTTTACGAATATTAAACAGGTGATGGCGGATGATGCCTCGATATATGTGTTTCATGCGGATACGGAAGGATTGAATTTCAGAAAAGCCTTTCAGGAGGCGGGGTTGTATTTATCGGGATGTTGCATTTGGAAGAAACCGTCGTTGGTATTGGGCAGAAGTCCGTATCAGTGGCAGCATGAACCTTGTTTGTACGGGTGGAAGAAAAAAGGAAAACATCGTTGGTATGCCGGAAGAAAAGAAACGACCATATGGGAGTTCGATAAAACCAAGAAAAATACGGAGCATCCTACCATGAAACCGATTCCGCTGCTGGCGTATCCGATAAAGAATTCCAGCATGACGAATGCCCTTATTTTAGACCCGTTCGGAGGGAGCGGCAGTACCCTTATCGCCGCGGAACAAACGGATCGTATTTGTTATATGATGGAGCTTGATGAAAAGTATTGTGATGTGATTGTCAAAAGGTATATAGAGCAAGTTGGCAGTGATAAAGAGGTTAGTGTGCATAGAGACGGCGCCACGTATGCCTTTAAGGAAGTGACGGCCGATGCATGAACCGTAATTCCGTTGAGGTAATGTGTAGGTTCATCGAAAACAGGCCGGAAAGGACTTGCTAAATACCTTCTTTAGAGTGATATATATACACAAGGAAAACCCTAAAGGAGGTATATAGATGGAATTACGATATGAACTAAAAGGCGGCATGAGAAAACCGCTTGTTAAAGCCTTGGAAGAGATAACGGGAAGGAAAGCGCAGTACTTGGGAATGCCGGATATGGCCTATAAAATAGACACCTTTACGGTCAGTAAAGAAGGTACGGTCAGCGGGGATACGGACGAACGGGTACGGGAAGTTCGGGAGATACTGGCCGATACGTACGGTATACGACCGGCAAAACCGGTACCGGAAGGAGCGGACGAATTTACCGTGATGTTGCCGAAGGGGACCGTGGATATTGAAAAACTTATGCAGATTCTTGAGGGTAAAGGGGAATTGATAAAAAAAGCCTTGGGCGTTAGCGACCTTCCCGTTAAAGAAACGGCGGACATGGTGACATTTCCCTGGTTCGGTACGATTGATATGGCGCATCGGCTAACCTATACCCGGTTTATTACAGCCCTGGGGATATTCAGTCGGGGCGCAAAACGGGTACATAAGGGACAGCGTGAAATCGTCAATGAAAAGTACACGTTCCGATGCTTTCTGTTGCGACTGGGGTTTATCGGTAAGGAATGGAAGCAGGACCGACGGATACTTTTGGAACGGCTGGAAGGATCATCCGCTTTTAGAAACGGGGTGAAAAAGGATGAAACGTCTTTGTGCGGAAAAGATTAATGCCCTGCGAAAATCCTATCCCGTAGGCACGAAGATTGTATTGGTCTATATGGATGATCCGCAGGCACCGCCGCCGGGAACCGAAGGCCGTGTGACGGGGGTGGATGATATGGGCTCCCTATTGGTTTCGTGGGAAAACGGTTCGGGGTTACACCTCCTTTTAGGAGTGGATACGTGGGTGAAAGTCGGTAAAGAGTAGCGGCTTTTAAGGCTATAAAAAACATAAAAATAAGTACATTTTTTTCTAAAAAGACTTGCTATTATGTGCGTTCAGAGTGATATATATACTAACAAAAGAAATAAAAAACAAAAGAAAAGGAGCAAAAAAAAGATGAAAAAAGAAACCTTAAAGCAATTGGAAATTGAAACGAAGGCATGCAAACACTACGCAGAAAGAGCAAGGGAAAAAGCAAAGGAAGGGAACATCAGCGCCGCCATTGACCTTTTGGACATTGCGCAAACCGCAAAAACCTGCGCCGACCGGGCACACGAAGAACTCTGGAAAGTTACAAACGGCAAGCTTAACGACAAAGAATTTAAGACTTTTGCGGAAGCCGAAACCTTGAACGCCGCCATTCAAAAAGCCTACCAAGCCATCAAAGCGGCAAGAAAATAAGAAAAAACGAACAAAAGAGTTTCAGAGCCACCGGCTCTGTTTCTCGTAGAAATAAAGCAATAGGCGCAGAGGAGGCGTCTTTTTTTATGCCTTAAAAGCCGGAAAGGGGGGAAGGCAGTGGAAACCTATGAAGTCACGAAATTTAAAAAGGAAGATTCGATTTATAACAAAGACCTGGCGGATTATGCGGTAAGCTTTATTGAATGCTTAACGCATACGAAAGGTACGTGGGCGGGTAAAGCCTTTACGTTGTTACCTTGGCAGGAACAAATCATCCGGGATTTGTTCGGCGTGGTTAAACCGAATGGGTATCGTCAGTTTAATACCGCATATATTGAAATTCCGAAGAAGATGGGGAAGCAGCTTGATTTAAAAACTTTGATTCCGACACCATCGGGTTTTACAACTATGGGTGAAATCAAAGTCGGTGATGAGGTTTTTGATGAGCAGGGCAAGGTTTGTCATGTTGTTGCTAAAAGTGAAGTGGACTATAAAGAGCAGGCTTATAAGATTAGGTTTAAAGACGGAGAAGAAATTGTTGCAGGTGCAAGGCATCAGTGGATTGGTGAAAGAACACATGGTAAGACAAAGAAAGTAACACTCACAACCGAGGCGCTTTACCGCTTGCCAAAAGAAAATGATTCTTCCTACAGGTTCAGAATCCCCGTTGCTAAAGCTGTTGAAACTAATAACAGCATGCTTGCGGTTGATCCTTATCTTATGGGGTATTGGCTTGGAAACGGTAATGCAATAAGGCCTGAAATTACGATTCAAACTTGTGATGTGATAGAAGTGTTAAATCGAGTTTGGCCAAACCATAAATTGGGTGAACGTTGGCCTAACACGGGAGATTCTTTTGTCTGCCGTATACCTGAACTAAAGAAAATACTCGTTGAAAGCTTTAGAGAAAAAGTAATCCCGTTAGAGTATTTAAGGGCTTCATACTCTCAGAGGTTAGACCTTTTGCAAGGACTCATGGACTCGGACGGGTCTATATCTACCCGAAAAGGGCAGGCTATTTACACGTCTACCGAGAGGGCTTTATCTGAAAGCGTGAGTGAGCTTTTATGGAGCTTAGGGATAAAGAATTCGATAACAACAGCAGATAGTGAGCAAAGGCTTGATTGGACAAAACCAAGTAAAGAGTGTGGAAGGGTTAAAACCGGAGAAACACTGTATTACGTTAAGTTTACAGCTTTTAGTGACACGCAAATTGCGGGGCTTAAACGAAAACAAAAGCATGCTGTAAAAAGACATCCAAGAACGAGAAGTCATTACCGCTATATTGACCGAATAGAAAAAGTGGAAAACAATGGCATGCAGTGCATACAGGTAGATAGTTCGTCTCATCAATATTTGGTGGGGCGTTCTTTTTTGCCAACTCATAACAGTGAGCTTGCCGCAGCAGTGGCCTTACTTTTATGCTGCGGGGATAATGAAGAACGGGCGGAAGTGTACGGCTGTGCGGCGGATCGGCAGCAGGCGGCGATTGTTTTTGATGTGGCGGCGGATATGGTGAAAATGTGCCCGGCATTACATCGAAGGGTAAAGATATTAGCTTCCCAAAAACGGATGGTGTATCTTCCCACTAACAGTTTTTATCAAGTGCTGTCGGCGGAAGCGTACTCCAAGCACGGTTTTAATATACACGGGGTGGTGTTTGATGAACTTCATACGCAGCCGAATCGTAAACTTTTTGACGTCATGACCAAAGGATCCGGAGATGCCCGCATGCAGCCGTTGTATTTTCTTATTACCACGGCAGGTACGGATACGCACAGCATTTGTTATGAAACCCATCAAAAAGCTGTCGATGTCCTCGAGGGAAGAAAGATCGATCCCACTTTTTACCCGGTCATTTACGGAGCGGATGAAACGGACGACTGGACGGATCCTAAGGTGTGGAAGAAAGCCAATCCCTCTCTCGGCGTGACCGTACAAATGGAGAAGGTGCAGGCGGCCTTTGAATCGGCCAGACAAAATCCGGGAGAAGAGAACTCCTTTAGGCAGTTACGGTTAAACCAGTGGGTGAAACAATCCGTTCGTTGGATGCCGATGGAAAAGTGGGATAAATGCGCGTTTGCCGTAAATGAGGAAGAACTGGCGGGACGGGTATGTTATGGAGGGCTTGATTTATCCGCTACGACTGACCTTACCGCTTTTGTCCTGGTATTTCCGCCGGAAGAACAAACGGATAAATATCAAATTTTACCCTATTTTTGGATACCGGAAGAAACGGTAGACCTTCGGGTAAAACGAGACCATGTGCCCTATGATGTGTGGAAGAAACAGGGGTTCATTCAAACTACGGAAGGGAACGTGGTGCATTACGGTTTTATTGAAACATTTATTGAACGGCTGGGCGAACGGTATAACATACGGGAAATCGCCTTTGACCGTTGGGGAGCCGTACAAATGGTGCAGAACTTAGAGGGGATGGGTTTTACGGTTGTTCCCTTCGGCCAAGGCTTTAAGGATATGAGTCCGCCGACGAAAGAACTGATGAAACTTACATTGGAAGAAAAAATAGCCCATGGCGGGCATCCCGTACTGCGATGGAATATGGATAATATTTTTATTCGTACGGATCCGTCGGGAAATATTAAAGCGGACAAAGAAAAATCTACCGAAAAGATAGATGGTGCTATCGCTATGATTATGGCACTGGATCGAGCCATTAGGTGCGGAAATGATAATACCGCTTCGGTATATGATGAGCGAGGAATTTTGTTTATATAAAAGGAGAGGAGATATGGTATCTATATTTAGGTGGTTAACTAGGGATAAACCGAAGAATATCATGGAAGGAAGTCCGTTCAGACCGGTGTACGGGGGAAGCCCTGCGGGAAAAATAGTTACCGAACGGAGTGCTATGCAGCTTACGGCGGTGTATGCTTGCATACGTATTTTAGCAGAGTCTATTGCCGGGTTACCCTTACATGTATATCGGTATACAAAAACAGGTACCAAAGAAAAAGCGGCAGACCATCCGCTGTTTTTTTTATTGCATGATGAACCGAACGAAGAAATGACCAGTTTTGTCTTTAGAGAAACACTCATGACACACATACTGTTATGGGGAAACGCCTATGCCCAGATCATTCGAAACGGGAAAGGAGAGGTACTTTCTTTATATCCGCTTATGGCCAATAAAATGAGAGTGGCTCGGGATGAGGCCGGAAAACTGTGGTATGAATATAGCGGCGGCAATACAGGGAAAGGGAATGAGGCGGTACGGTTATCGCCGAAAGAAGTACTGCATATTCCGGGACTGGGATTTGACGGACGGGTGGGGTACTCTCCCATTGCCATGGCGAAAAATTCTCTTGGTATTGCTATGGCGTGTGAAGAATACGGAGCAAAATTTTTTGCTAACGGTGCCACTCCCGGCGGCGTACTGGAACATCCCGGTATATTAAAATCTCCCGAGCGGGTACGGGAAAGCTGGAATGCCACCTTCGGCGGTAGCGCAAATGCCAATAAAGTGGCGGTTTTGGAAGAAGGGATGAAGTATACACCGGTTTCTATTGCACCGAACGAAGCACAATTTTTAGAAACGAGAAAATTTCAGCTTAGTGAAATTGCGCGTATGTTTAGGATACCACCACATATGATCGGCGATTTGGAAAAATCCAGCTTTTCCAATATTGAGCAGAAATCGTTGGAATTTGTAAAGTATACGTTAGGACCTTGGGTTTCGAGGTGGGAGCAAGCGTTGGAACGAAGCCTTTTAGCAAGAGAAGAACGGCGAGAATATCGCATTGCCTTTAACGTGGATGGGTTATTACGAGGGGATTATGAAAGCCGAATGAACGGATATGCTATTGGAAGACAAAACGGCTGGATGAGCGCCAATGATATTCGCAGACTGGAACATTTGGATAGAATCCCGACGGAAGAAGGCGGAGACGAGTACTTGGTAAACGGATCAATGACGCGGTTGGCACAAGCCGGAATAGCCTATGAATCGCGAAAGGAGGGAAGGTAGTATGAAAAAATTTTGGTATTGGAATACACATACGGATGAAGAAACGACACATCGTACGTTATTTTTACAGGGAGTCATTGCGGAAGAATCCTGGCTGGGAGATGAAATTACTCCCAAAATATTTAAAGAAGAGTTGGAAAACGGCACGGGAGATATTACCGTTTGGTTGCACAGTCCGGGCGGTGATTGCATTGCCGCCGCACAAATATATAACATGCTGTTGGATTATAGCGGACAGGTGACCGTGCATATCGACGGGTTGGCCGCCTCGGCGGCTTCGGTCATTGCGATGGCGGGGAGTATCGTACGGATGACTCCTGTTTCCATGCTCATGATCCATAACCCGATGACCATCGCCTCGGGGGATACGGGAGATATGCAAAAAGCGATCGATTTGTTAACGGAAGTAAAAGAAAGCATTATGAACGCCTACGAACTTAAAACGGGCTTGGCGCGTAAAGAAATATCCGAACTGATGGATGAAGAAACCTGGATGAACGCCAAAAAAGCGATATCCTTGGGATTTGCCGATGAACTGGTGTCCCGGAAAGACGCATGGCAACAGGAAGGAGCGGTTACCGATGAAATGATGTATTCCGAAAAACAAGTGCAGAAAATCTTACGAAATAAATTAATACCGCCGTATACGCCTATTCGTACAGGGCGATCGGTTGAAAAACTGCAGAAGGCCTTACAAGACCAATACATGGAGGGATAACGATGATAGTACAAGAATTAAGAGAACAACGAATGAACGTGTGGAATCAGGCGAAACTATTTTTAGACACACACCGTAAAGACGGCGTACTCAGTGCGGAAGATGATGCCGCATACGCAAAGATGGAAAGTACCTTACAGGAATTGGGAAAAGAGATAAAACGTCAAGAAACGCTGGATGCCTATGAACGTGAAATGAAACAGGCAACAACCAAACCGTTAGTCGGGGAAGTGGAAAAACAGGCATCAGCGGAAAAACGGGGGCGTGCCGGCGAGGCTTATAAAAAGGCGATGTTGGAGGCTATACGGTGTAACTTTAAACGGGTACAGGACGTATTACAGGAAGGCGTGGATGCCGATGGCGGGTATTTGGTACCGGAAGAATATGATCGGCGACTTATCGATGTCCTTCAAGAAGAAAATATTATGCGTACGTTAGGTACGGTGATTACCACCGGCGGACAGCATAAAATCAATATTGCGGCCACTAAACCGTCCGCAGCCTGGATTGAAGAAGGGGGAAGTCTTACCTTTACCGATGCCACTTTTGCACAAACCTTGCTGGATGCTCATAAACTTCATGTCGCCATTAAAATCACGGAAGAACTGTTATATGACAGCGCCTTTGATTTGGAAAGCTATATTATAACGGAATTCGGTAAAGCGATCGCCAACGCGGAAGAAGACGCGTTTTTAAACGGCGACGGAAACGGTAAGCCCGTAGGTCTTTTTGATGCCAAGAAAGGCGGTACGGCAGGAAAAAGCGTAGCGGCGATTAAAGCGGACGATATGTTGGCGTTGGTGTATGGCTTAAAACGCCCGTACCGAAAAAAGGCGGCGTTTATTTTACATGATACCGCGTTAGCTTCCTTACGGACGCTTAAAGACAATAACGGAGCATACATGTGGCAGCCCAGCTATCAACAGGGGGAACCGGATACGTTGTTGGGATATAAGGTACATACCAGTGCGTTTGCACCGAAAAATGCGATCGCTTTCGGCGATTACAGCTATTATAATATCGGGGATCGAGGCGTACGCAGTTTTCAGGAATTACGGGAGCTGTTTGCCGGTAACGGGATGATTGCCTATGTTGCCAAAGAACGGGTGGACGGAAAACTTGTTTTACCGGAGGCCGTACAGATTTTAACCACGGGTACCGGCAGCACTACAGGTAAATAAAAGTGAGGGGTATACATGATTCAATTGTCGGACATGAAAACCTATCTGCGGGTAGACGGCGAGCAGGATGATATCGTACTGCAGCATCTTATGGAAACCGCATAGGCATTATGTCGGGAAATATTGCGTACAAGTACCCCGGAACAATCCCGAATGCTGGACATGGCGATGATGTATGCCACGGCCTATTTATATGAACATCGGGATGAAGCCGATCATGAAGCGTTGATTGTAACGTTGCGGGCGTTACTTTCAGGAGAAAGGGACGTAGGATTTTAAGAAACGGGGTGAGCGTAGTAAAGACACGAATTGCTTGTCAGGAGTTTAGAGAAAGGCTGCAATTGTATACGCGTATTCTGCAAGATGACGGGCAGTCTTGAAAAACAACTGAACATCATACAGGTTGCCGACTTGGTACTTCCCGATAAAGAAACCTCCTTTGAGGAATATACCACAATGGAGTTACTATCGGTGGCAATGCTGATTGTCATTAGTACCTTTGCGTTAGACTTTATCCATACAGACAGAAGCATTTTTAAAATTGTTGACTTAGACGAAGCGTGGAGCTTCTTACAGGTGGCACAAGGTAAAACACTGTCTATGAAACTGGTTCGTGCTGGACGTGCTATGAACGCTGGGGTATATTTCGTGACCCAGAATACAGATGACCTTTTAGATGAAAAGCTGAAAAATAATCTTGGTTTGAAATTTGCGTTCCGCTCTACTGACCTTAACGAGATTAAAAAGACCCTTGCCTTTTTCGGCGTTGACCCAGAGGACGAAAATAATCAGAAGCGATTGCGTGATTTGGAAAATGGACAGTGCCTTATCAGTGATTTATATGGTCGTGTCGGTGTGATACAGTTCCACCCTGTATTTGAAGAACTGCTCCATGCCTTTGATACCAGACCGCCTGTGCGAAAAGAGGTGTAAATGTGAAACCATCAATATTAAACAGAATAAAATCAAACTGGACGCTGAAGCGTCTAGGTAAAGTGGCAATGACAGTGGCTTTCACACTTGTGATTGCCATTTTTCTTTTAGCCATGATGGGAACAGTGGTTCAAGCTGCGGGCTTGGTAGATGATACAATCAATGTGGCAAATGAGTACAGCCGATACCCACTTGAAAACTATCAACTGGATTTTTATGTTGATAATAGCTGGGGCTGGCTACCGTGGAACTGGTCGGACGGAATTGGAAAACAAGTCATGTATGGCTTATATGCCATTACCAATTTTATTTGGACAATCAGTCTTTATGTTTCCAATGCGACTGGCTACTTAGTTCAAGAAGCCTATTCCCTTGACTTCATTTCTGCTACAGCAGATTCCATTGGCAAGAATATGCAGATCCTTGCAGGAGTTACGCCTAGCGGACTATCAACAGAGGGATTCTATGTTGGATTCCTCTTACTCTTGATTTTGGTTCTTGGGGTTTATGTTGCCTATACAGGACTGATAAAAAGAGAAACTACAAAAGCGATTCATGCCATTGTGAACTTTGTCATGGTATTTATCCTATCAGCTTCCTTTATTGCCTACGCTCCCGACTACATTAAAAAAATCAATGATTTTTCATCAGACATCAGTCAAGCCAGCTTATCACTTGGCACAAAAATTGTCATGCCCCATTCCGATAGTCAAGGCAAGGACAGTGTGGACTTGATACGTGACAGCCTATTTTCCATACAGGTTCAACAACCGTGGCTACTGCTTCAATACAACAGTTCAGACATTGAAAGTATTGGTGCTGACCGTGTGGAAAGTCTACTTTCAACCAGTCCAGACAGTAATAATGGAGAAGACAGAGAAAAAATTGTAGCAGAAGAAATCGAAGACAGAAACAATGTGAACATGACGATTACAAAAACTATTAACCGCTTGGGTACAGTCTTCTTTCTCTTTGTATTCAATATCGGGATTTCTATATTCGTATTCCTACTAACAGGAATCATGATTTTCTCGCAGGTGCTTTTTATCATCTATGCTATGTTTCTGCCTGTGAGCTTTATTTTAAGTATGATTCCATCTTTTGATGGTATGTCGAAACGAGCCATTACTAAACTCTTTAATACCATTTTGACACGAGCTGGAATCACGCTGATTATTACGACAGCCTTTAGTATTTCAACCATGCTCTATACCTTATCGGCTGGTTATCCGTTCTTTTTGATTGCCTTTCTACAGATTGTGACCTTTGCAGGAATCTACTTCAAACTGGGCGATTTAATGAGTATGTTTTCGCTTCAAAGCAACGATTCTCAAAGTGTGGGAAGTCGTGTGATGAGAAAACCTCGTATGCTTATGCACGCTCATATGCACCGCCTACAGCGTAAACTTGGACGCTCCATGACAGCTTTAGGTGCTGGCTCTGCCATTGCCAGTGCTACAGGAAAACAAGGACAGTCGGGTAGTTCTGGTAGGACACAAGCAGATCACACCCGTCCAGACGGACAGGAAAAATCAACACTTGGAAAACGTATCGGACAAACAATCGGAGCAGTTGCTGATACCAAAGATAAAATCGTTGATTCTGCTGGTAATCTCAAAGAACAGGTTAAGGATATTCCGACCAATGCAAGATATGCAGTGTATCAAGGAAAATCCAAAGCAAAAGAAAATGTTCGTGACCTAACTTCCAGTATTTCTCAAACCAGAGCAGACAGAGCCAGCGGACGCAAGGAACAGCAGGAACAAAGACGCAAAACCATTGCAGAGCGTCGCTCTGAAATGGAACAGGTCAAACAGAAAAAACAGCCAGCTTCTTCCGTTCATGAAAGACCAGCTACTAAGCAAGAACAATCTCATGATGGACAGACCGCAAAACAATCTTCTGTTCAGGCTTTACGCATGGAATCTCAACAAGCCAAACAGGAGCGTCCAGCAGTTAAGTCCGATTCTTCAAGTTTAAAAGCGGAACGTCAAAACCGTACTACACAAGAAAGAACAGTTCAAAAGCCAGCAACTTCAACTACACCAGCAGACAGAGCTTCACAACGTCCAGTCACAAAAGAGCGTCCGTCTACTGTTCAAAGAGTTCAAAGTCAAAACCTTAGAAATAGACCACCAATAAAATCCGCCACTATCAAGAAAGGCAGTAAGAAACCATGAAACTGAAAGCTTTAGTGATTGGTGGTTCTGGGCTATTCTTGATGGTCTTCTCACTACTTCTGTTTGTTGCCATTTTATTTTCAGATGAACAAGATGGCGGTTTTTCAAACATTCACTATGGCGGTGTGAATGTTTCCGCAGAAGTGCTGGCTCATAAGCCTATGGTAGAAAAATACGCTAGAGAATATGGCATTGAAGAATACGTCAATGTACTGCTTGCTATTATACAGGTGGAATCGGGCGGTACTGCCGAAGATGTTATGCAGTCCTCGGAATCCCTTGGTCTACCACCCAATTCATTGAGTACAGAAGAATCCATCAAGCAAGGTGTGAAGTATTTCAGTGAATTATTAGCCAGTAGAGATAGGCTCGGTGTGGATTTGGAATCGGTTATCCAGTCCTACAATTATGGCGGTGGCTTCTTAGGGTATGTGGCTAATCGTGGAAACAAATATACCTTTGAACTGGCTCAAAGTTTCTCTAAGGAATATTCAGATGGCGAAAAAGTGTCCTATCCCAATCCAATAGCCATACCCATCAATGGGGGCTGGCGATATAACTATGGCAATATGTTTTATGTTCAGCTTGTTACGCAGTATCTTGTCACAACTCAATTTAATGATAATACGGTACAAGCCATCATGAACGAAGCACTGAAATATGAGGGTTGGAAGTATGTCTATGGCGGAGCTTCCCCGACTACTTCATTTGATTGTAGCGGACTGACACAATGGACGTATGGCAAAGCTGGGATTAAATTACCACGAACCGCACAACAACAATATGATGTGACCCAACATATCCCACTATCCGAAGCAAAAGCCGGCGATTTGGTTTTCTTTCATTCTACCTATAACGCTGGCTCTTATATTACTCATGTTGGGATATACCTTGGCAATAACCGTATGTTTCATGCAGGCGACCCAATCGGTTATGCCGACTTAACAAGCCCCTACTGGCAACAGCATTTAGTGGGAGCAGGACGAATCAAACAATGAGAAAGGAAGATTTAATGATGAAATTTAGAAAAAATCAGAATAAAGAAAAACAGATACCAAAGGAAAAGAAACCTCGTGTCTACTATAAGGTCAATCCTCATAAAAAGGTTGTGATTGCCTTGTGGGTACTTTTAGGGCTTAGTTTCAGCTTTGCGATATTCAAGCACTTTACAGCTATAGATACTCATACTATTCACGAAACAACTATCATAGAAAAGGAATACGTTGATACTCATCATGTAGAAAATTTTGTAGAGAACTTTGCGAAAGTCTACTATCTTATAAACTTAAAATAA